TTCCCGTAGTCATGACCATTGGTGACACCTAGCTTGATAAAGCCATATAGGCCATTTGAACGGGTGTAACGTGCCCATACATAGTCGTGTTCAACAATGACCGCATTATAAATTACACTCTCACCCTTATGATAAGTAGCAACTTGACGTACCTTGTCTGAATCCGTGTAGCGAACAGCTAGTGTCCGATTAGGATAGAACACCCCGCGCTGGTTGTATTCAATAACCTTAAAGGTGGCCTTCTTAGCTGCCTGAGCTTTCTTAACGTTGGCCTGTGCTTTAGCCTTGCTAGCAGTCGTGTAGCCTGATTTAGTAATGCCCGTTAAATCGACATTGCCGTCTAATCCGCCTGCTTTATACATGCTAGTGAATTGGAAGATAGCCACGCCGTCCATACTAGGGAACCAGTTGTAATCAGGGCTAGTTCTAACCAGATAGTCCGGATATTCGGCTAGCCACAGGCAAGTGCCATAGACTTTAACAATAGCGCTGGTATTAACGTGAGCATTTAAATAGGCCTTGCCGGAGTATAACACTGGAGTATAGCCGTACGCCTTAATTAACTTAAATTGAGCTTTAATGACATTAGTGTTAGCTGTCACGCTATTAGAAGCACCGTCCTCATAGTCTAGTGCTACGATACTACCCTTGGGTGTCTTAACGCGTGGCAAATAATAGGCCATCATCGCCTTGGCATTGGTCATATTGCCACCAACACCGTCCCACAAGTACGTGTGTACCCGTTTACCAGCCTGTTTAGCTGATTTAACTTGGCTAGCATAAGTGGTCTGTGGGATATTAGTACCCCCATAAAAGCCACCAGCCTGTGAGAATACAAACTTATCGGTGTTGTAGCCGAATGTCCCACTATTACCGTTATACTTAGACCAGTCGACCCCTTGGTCATGACTAGTTGAAGCCTGACTGGTAACATTGACCATTAAAAAGGCCATAAAAATAGCCCCCACCATTAAGATGAGCGCTTTTAGCTTGTTCTTATTCACTTTTTCTACCTCCTGTGTTATATATCCTCTGGTGCTATTGAGTATGGTGTGTCTGTGTTTCCCTTTTCTAGTTTTGGCCCTGCTATTAGAAGGGTGTTACTATTAAGACTTGTTCTTTCTATACGAGCGTTTAACGTTCCATCAGCGGTAATAGTTACTGTCCCAGAAACCCTTTTCCACGAGTCATCTAGGCTTACTGGTTGTGCACCAATGTCAGTATTAGTATCAGTATTTGTGCTTCTAAAGTAAATATTAGATGAGCCAGTACCACTAGCATACTTTGCATACACTGAGTAAGTGTAAGTCTCCCCTTTTTTAACATTTATAACTTGTGTTAACCCATTCCAGTCGTGAATCGTTGACATCACTGCTAGACCGTTAAATGTATCACCTGTCTTTGTCCAACTATTATAAGCTAACCAATCATCGGGATTATTAAAGCTTTTAGTATCAACAAATAGATTCCTACCATACACTTTAATACCGCTTTGATATACCACATCAACTGCCTTGCCATCTTTAATCCACGTGCCATGTGTTATATCCGCCATTTAAATCACCTCTGAATCACATATAAGCCGGTTTTGTCGGTTAGTGCATCATACTCTGCTTGGGTGACGACTTTAACAGTATTGGCAACAATGTCATTAAATTTATTAACAAAATCATCAAAAGTAATGGTCGTAATCGTGGCCCCATTGGCACTTTGAATGTTATTGGTAATAGTAAAACCAGTTGACCCATCACTAGGGTAGATTGACGTCCCGGTACTATCAACCACCCATACTTCAATGGCATAGCTACCAGCGGTTAAACTAGTCATCAAGTCAGCGTTAAAGGTAACGGTAACTTGACCAGTCGTTGGGTCAGTTAAACTAGCTGGGTCAACCGTGGCCGATTTAAGGTAACCACTGTCATTGCCCAGTTTAACGGTAATACTAGTGGCATTAGTTAAGTCGGTGGCTCCGTTATCATCACCACAAATTAGTGTAAAGCTAGTGGTGGTATCACTGAGTGTCTTTGTCGCCGGGTTATTTTTCATTCCTTCAAAATGGTGTTCATCAAGCACTGAACCGTCCGGGCTAATTACTATTTTGAATATTTTGTATTGAATGCCGTTCTCCTTAATGTCCTCATAGGCTTCTCTTAACAGCTGGTAGTTAAAGCAGTAGCTTTCAACTAGTGCTCTATCAGATTCCTCTAATTGGTCCCCTATCAATGGCATTAACCTAGTCCACATGCTTCGACCAGTTGCCTTTAAATATTTAGGTGCTGTCTTATTCAGTTGGTTTCCTTTTTCGTTGTCTTTAATTGCCATTTATTGACTCGGCCTCCTTTTCTTCGTATTTATGTATGCTAGTTGAATGCCTGCTATGATAGGCTTAACGTTAAACTAGTCAATTTTAGCTGATTGCCTTATATACCCCCTATTAGGTCTCAATTTTAGGTTGCAATCGTCTAGGAATGCCTTTAAATCAAGATTTAAACCGCCAGACTAGGTACCCCCCTATAAAAATATTTCAAAATAGAACGCATAAAAAGGCGACCTCCGTATGGTGGTTGCTCTTCTCTCAAACGTTGGTGGGGGGCTTATTGCATAGTGCAGATTATAAATTTCTGCTTATGACTAGGTCGCATAAATTGGTTATGGCTAAATGGTTTTCTCACAAATTTAAAATTGAAAATGCTGTTAAATCAACCTTTTGAATGGGGTCAATATAGGGCAACCATTCTATCTAGTTCTTTCACGGGTGCTTGGCGCAAAGTGGGCTTTAACTAGGTTGGTTTAAGCTATCTCCCTTTAAACTAGGCATAATAAAAGGCCATCTAAGGCTGATTAACCCTAAATGGTCTCTTAGTAGTGTGTTAATGCTAGTCCCTTGGCTTGTAGTGTGGTTCACCGTTAGCTCTGAATGCTATCATGTCATTAGTCTCTTGACACTCACCTGTACTAGCTAGGTCACTTAACTTAGGTTGCTTATAGACAGGCTGTTTAAACTGACCGTTAACTACAACCACCTTATCTGGGTTGATTGACTTGTTGACTTGGGTGAACTGTTCCTTAGCTCGATTCATAATAGCTTGGATATTACCATCTGGTTCATATGTGCCACTCCCGTATAGTATCCAATAGCCGTCAACTGTATGTGCTACTTCCATTTTATTTACCTGCTTTCTTTTTAGACTGTCTGATAAATCTGTCTAGGTTATTGCGTTCACATTTCAGTACATAGTAATAAGCTACGATGTTGCCGGCTATGATAAAGCTAGCTAGGAAGATACATGCCCATAAGGCTAGCTCTAACAGTATGCTAATAAATATGCTGGTGAATATCGGTATTAAACTAGCCAGCCATAACAGGCCACTGAACACTAACATTATAAATAGCCAGTGAGCTAGGTTTAACAGGTCTCCTATAAATAGCCCTAGTTCGGTTGCTTCCTGTTGATTTAGTTCGTCCACTTATTTGATACCTCCTTGATTAGTTGTTCTGATTGTTGGTTCCCCTTATGCACGTCTTTAACCAGCGCTCTTAAACCGTCCCGTAATACTTGCCTATTCAATTCGTTCCCTTTACGAACTGCCTCAATTTCTTCCCGTGTTATTAGTGGTGGGTACTTTGTCATTTAATCTTCTCCTTTATTGCCTTCTGCCACCATTGCTTGCTGATATGGGCTAGCTTACTGTCCCCATTAGGCTGGCTCTTAATGGACTCCTCTAATTGTGTCTTGATATTGTGGCACCGATAACACAGTACCCATAAATTGTCTTTATTCAGCTTCTCGCTTGGGCTAGCTTTAAGTGGATGGATATGGTCAACTATCTTCCGGTCAGTTACTGCATTGCCACACACTTGACACATTCCCATATCAGAGCTGTATACGTAGTCTCTCATGTGTTGCCATTGTACTGAGTGATAGAACGCATTAGCCTGTGGGTCTCTAGTTGTGGCATTATAATGAGCCATGTGTGAAGCGACTAGTTCTTTCCCCCTAGTGGTTGACTTAGCTTTATCCCGTTTCTTTAAATACACCTGCTTACGTTCTAGGTCAGCCTGCTTATGAGTTGGGCAGAAGTCTACCCCTTGCTTAACTAGTCGTGTACATCCTCGCCAATTACAGTGCTTTAGTTTGATTGTGCTTCACCTACCTGTTTAATGGCCTGATTGCTCGTATTTATCCATTGCTGTGCTTTGGTCTGTTGACTGGTAGCCTGTATTATAAAGGCGTATTGGTCGGCCTTGCTAGCTTGATTAAAGGCTCGTATGATAGTGCCTTGATAACGTACATCACTGTCTGCTAGCAGTTCGTTGACTAATTTGATATGCCCATTAATCCAATCTTGTATGCTCCCTGTTCGTGTTTCATCTATGATGGCTTCCAACTCATTCAATGAATTCAGCACATATAGCACATTGTCTCTTTTGACACTGGTTACTAAATCGAACTTTGAACGGTTCCTGTTAACGTAACTAGTTGCATTCCTTAATCGGCGTTGATACTGCTTGTTAGTAAGCTTAAGGACGGATTGACACTCGGTTCGTCCATAGCGTAAGGTTAAATCGACAAACAGGCGGGTTTTATCAGTCGGTAACATGCTAACCACTTGTTGCAATTTGAACTCACTTATACTGGTCTCATTTTCATTGTCGTCAGCTAGTTTAATGATTCCGGTTGATACGTCTTCTAGTTCTGCGGCATGTTCCATTTCTGCTCTCTTACCAAGGCTCTTAAAGTGCTTAGACACTAAATCTAACCTTCCATATGTGATTGACCAGCCTAAATTGGTATCATGTGCTTTAACTAGCTCTGATAACTGGCTAGCTGTATACCGATTAAAGCGGTGGTTAATCAGCTCATTTAATAGCTCTTGTTGAGCGTCTGAATCAGAGATTTTTAGCTGATTTGCGGCTAGATGCACGTTTGTCTCAAATGTTTTCCATTTTAGTAGGGTGTTTAATGTGTTTTCATTTATCATTAGTCTGTCAGCCCCCTAGAATGCATCACTGACGTTGACATCCTGACTAGTTGCAATTGGATAAGCTGAGTTAACCTGTAATTGCACAACTAGCATCATCTTAGTATTAGGCTTAATGAACTCGGTTGCCGTATTGTAAGCCATGAACGGAATGTTAGCATATAGTGGTTCACCCGTCTGTTTATCTTTGCCCTTATAAATACCGATTGTTCCTAGTTTGATGACAACTCCGTCCTTATCAGCCCGCTTGGTTACGTTATTCATGATTCGTCCTGTTACTGTTACTTGATTGATATCCATTACTTGTTTTCTCCTTTATTTTCTCTTAATGTCTGTTGCATTTCTGATATTCTCTTTTGCATCTTTGCCAGCTTTAAACTTGCCCTATGATTGATCCCAATTTGAATGCAGATGATTATAAACACTGCTAATAAGAACATATTAGGCCGCCTCTTTAATTGTCAATCCGTTTAATTCTTTGCCACTCTTAAGTCGCTTACTGATAGTATCCTTAGAAACTCCCATTAATAGGGCCATCTCTTTGATTGATTTAGCTTTAAGGGTAATTTCACCGTCAGGCGTTAAAGCCACACAGGCTCTTGAAATTAGGTTCATTCGATGCTCTTGATTGAGGTTCTGTTGATGAGTAACTAAATTAAGATTGCTTAAAGCGTTGTTATAAGGGTCACTATTAACATGGTTGACTTCTAATGATAAGGATTTTAAATCATCGTCTGATAAGTTCATAAAACTGGTTAACACTAGTCGATGCACCAACTTTGCGTGTAGCTTATGGGATTCATCGTATAAATTGACTTGTTGATAGCCAATGCCATTGTCATGAGGTTGTAAAAGATGTCCTATTAAACGCCTCTGCCGGCCATTACTGGTGTTTATAACCCTATCCAGTGATTTAACCCGGCCTCTTGAGCTTACTTGATACTGGCCCTCAAAACCTGCTATATCACGCCATATTTCTACTTCTACCACTTTGTCCGTGTTTTGCATCATTCATCGTTCTCCTATTTATCTTTATAAATTAATATTACCATTTTCAGGGGAGGTCCTTGACATTTGCTAGTAAATGTGAGTCGTTGTTACACTCCCCTTCTTACACTATATAATCTAAGGAAAATGGGGTATTTAATCGCTAATTTAGGCATATTTTTAATTCTTAACCTTTTCTTAACATTTAAAAGGGCAAAATAAAAAGACCCTCGATTAGGAGAGTCTTCAATAGAAGAAAGATGTTAAATTATGGTTATTTAATTACTGATTTATCATACAGGACTTTAACATTGGCGTTTAAATCTTCGGGCAATTTAACGTAGTCCCTAATTTTTGAGACTGTGTCGAACGCTAAACCTTGACTAGCTAGCCAGCCAATTGCGTCTAGTGCTTGTAACGTCTGTCGGTAATACTTGGCATTAGTCGGCTGTTCATAGCCTTTCGGTGCTCGTGCTGGTTTAAAGTAAGGCTGAATCTCATCTAGCGTTAGTACCTTATTAGTCCTAACGTCAGTTGCTAGTTTAATCATTTGGTTGACGGTCGGACAAATAATTTGCCAGTTGTTTAAATTGGCATATACTCGCTCAGCAGTGTTATAGTCATATTGACAGGCAATGCTCAAATAGGATAAATTAACAGTTGCTGACATCTTTCTAGTTAGCCGTTCAGGATGAATAGACTCAATGTCTGACAAGTCAGCAATTGCGTAAACTGGAACTAAACCTTGATAGCCAGCTTTGTCACGGCGAGCTTTAATGAGTTCCATTTTAGTCTTTTTAGCGTACTTGTTTAAATGTTTCCAATCTAATGGTTGAACTAGCCCAGCCAATGCTAACATGTGCATGATATACCTAACGTGGTGCTCATTGAATTTACGTTGGAAGGCTTTAGGTGCTTGACTAAAGATACGATGTGTGGTACATTCTAAAGTGTAAATAGAGTTATCAATATACTGATTAGACGTATTAGCAAGCGTCAACTGGAAAATCGTCCTAAGCATGGTTGATAGACCCTTAATGTTACGCAACGGAGTCGATAGGCTAGTCCCTTTTCCGTTGTCCTTGACAAGTTCGATGTTACTTAAAATATAGTTTTGCATATATAGTACCTCAACTTTAATGTTATTTTTTAGACATGGTTTGCAGACCACGTCTATTTGTGTTACTCAACTTTATAAATACATATTAACACGAATTTTGAAAACTGTAAAAATTTACTAGAAAAATTAATTGACACCCTGTGAAAACTGTGATTTGTTAAAAAGCTACCCTTAAAATATTTCTCACAGCAATTCTGGATAACAAAACGCTGTTATATCAACGTTTACAGCTATTAAAAACACCTTACTGGAGGCGTTCTTTCTTTAGTCTTAGTACGCCTCCGGGCGGGATAAGAAGTGGTTCTTAAAACCCTACTAGACCGGCTTTCAGCCCTTACTAGCAGGTGTGAGAAAAACTAGCTTTAATAACCTAGTTTAAAAGACCTAGTAAGGTTGTTTCACAGGGTTTTGACATTATGCGTAAGCAGGTCTTCTCAGTTGTCATTGATCGTTTACGATAATGACAGAGGTCCAGCGCTCAAACGCTGGTGGCAAGGTTGGGTTTTACCTTGACATATTCTCTTGAACTTGACCTTAACACCTAGTAAGGGCTGAGGACCGCCTAGAGTCAAGTTCAACTGCATAGCCGTCTCTAGAGACGCGCTGACGCTTTAGAGTCGTGAGAGTGCACCTCACTGGTGCGTTGCTCAATCATGAATGATATGAGTAACTGTTAGAGTCTTGCTTACGCATGTGTTGAAAGACCTATTCAGGTAGTCTAATTCAGACCTTCTAACTTAGGCTTTCTAATACAGACTCTTTAAAAGGACTTTTAAGATAGCTTAACAAGAATACTCATAAGGTTGTTCAACCAACTAGTTTATCTAGATAGACTATTCTAGACTGTATCAATAGGAATCTTCATCAAGGTGTCTTTAAAAGGACTTTTAACAGACCATCTAACAGGCCTTCTCATAAGGTTGTCAACCAACTAGATTATCTAGGTAGGCTTTTCTAGGGGTCTAAACTAGGCTTTCTCATCAAGCTTTCTAACAAGGTCTTATAGACCCCCTAAATTTAACGGTTGGTTAAGCGCCTTGATTGTTGACGCGTTGTTATCCCCTCCTATTCAACCTAATCTGTTTAAAGCCCTCTAACGGGCTCTCTAAGCTATTCTAAGGTATCCCGTCATAATTACACCTGATTAACACTAGCATGCTAGTACGAGCCAACCTGAGCCTCACTTTCTAGCTAACACGGTCTAAAATTGGCTGATTGACTAGTTTGCCACCTCCTTCATAGTCTAATATAAGGAAGATTACTAAAATCTTTCAGTCTAGTCATGGCTCCCCTGTTTCAGCCGATTTAGCAGGTTGATTGAGCCTGTAATACGCCTAGGAGGCTATGAGACACCCTGTGAGCCATTTTAAGCTAGTCTGCTTATAATTAGCCAGCCTAAATAAAAAGCCCCCTAAACCGCCCTATTTACGTGAGGGGAGTTTAGAAGGCTGCGTTTTTAGGTTGTAAACATCTTAGATAGGTGGTTTAATATAATCAGTACCTTAAGTTTAGAGAGCGGTGGCATGATTTCACCTTTGTTGTAGGCCCGATTTAAGCCTACTATAGAACAGGGGATGGTAGAATGCCAAAGTGTGAAAAATCTTGATTAATAGGCTCAATAATGAGTATCGCGATGCTAGTATTAGCGACCGTTTCTGCAACGGGAACTATGCTTGGCGTAGTAGTTGCCATTGTGGCACTAGTAAAAAAAGATTAACACAAAACCAGCTCTCCAAACTATCCAGGTTTTAGACGAGAGCTGGTTATCAGTTAATCAATTGTTGTTTTAAGACCACCGTTCTTTAGACGGTAGGTACTGTTGAGGGTTCAGTGTTCGAGCACTGGGCCCTTTTCTTATTGACTAAAGTATACCGCAATAGTTTTACAATGTAAACTCTGCTACCTAAATGCCTTAATATCAAGCTTTTGCCAGTTAAAATAGCAGGCTAACAGCCCACATAGCAACCCAAGCAATCAACATAATAGCACCGAATGTGCCCCAATTTAGGAAGATGCTGAGCACGAATAACCAGAATGCTAGTTTACGCAATCCTTTTAGGTCGTCATATGAGAAGGCTGACTGACCACTAGCTTTACGAGCGTTCGAGCTGTCTGCATGTTGCTCATGATGATACCACCGACTTAAACCGGCTAACTTTATTAAATCTCTGAACATTCTACCTTATATCTTTTCTTTATCGTCCTCGTTTGAAGGCTCCTTGGGTGGGTCATACAGCCCTTGAATAAAGTCTTCAAACTTTTTATCTGCCAACTTTTGTGCTTCTTTTTCTTCTTCATTCATGTGTTAGCCTCCTATTTATATCTCTACACCTATAGTATAGCGATTTAACCTAAATTGTGTTTTTAGCTAGTTATTTTTACTTTTAAGCTTCACGTCTCTTGTCTCAAGTGTGCTTACCTGTAAGTCAAATTCACGTTGTTCATTAGTAGATAATTGTTCATAGAATGACTGAATAGCAGTATCAACGGATAGCCGCTGATTTTCAGCGTACCCTATCATTGCCATTGCTTGAAGCTTGTTCCTAGTGTGGTTACTAATTTTTAAGTTAGTATCAAACGTTACTGAGCTGACCGCTTTAGTATCACCAGCATTTTTATCAAAATCTGAGGCTTTAGCTTGCTTAGTTGGCTTGGGAATAGCAGTTGCTTTGTTTCTGTTTGACCTAATAAGAGAATTAGCCATGTTCAATTACCTCAATTCGTTTTAGAAGTTCATCAGTTACATCTTTATAGACGGCAAATACACGTTTATCAAACTTTGACTTAAATGTAATGCCTGTAATGCCATACCGCTTTAAACGCTGCATTGAATGAATTCTAGTTTTAAATAAGTTCTCTTCACCAAATTCTGAGATTGCATTAGCTACTGTTGCTTCATCAACTGGTGCTCCCGCCTGTAGTAAGACAGCTAGGATTCCAACTAACTCAAGTCTTGGTGCTTGATACTCATCAATAACTTCCTCTTGAATGTATTTAATAAAGGCCTCAGCACCTTCAAAACTATGTTCATGTGTCTGCATAACAATAAGGCAATAGTCTGAAGCATAAAGTGCGCTGTCGGTTATTAAACTAATTGTCGGCGGTATGTCAATGATTACATAGTCATATTTAGCTTTTAAGGGTGTTAAAAGTCTATCAAATTCTTTCACCCTATCATTATAATTATGGAGCTTTTCCATGTATCTCGGATATAGTGAGAAGTCTGGTGCTGATGCTAGTAAGTCCAAATTATCTTTGATGTTTATTATTGAGCTATCTAGGTTGCCATCTTCTACACTAGACATTAAAGTCTTGTCGAAATGACCTACTTCATTGCTAATATTTAGTTTTGTTTTTAAATACAGATTTGTAGCATTACCTTGTGGGTCTAAATCTACTAGTAAAGTTTTGAAGCCACGATTGCTAAGTTCTAAGGCTACCATAGTAGAGTTACTAGTTTTACCTACCCCACCCTTAAAATTGCCAAAAGTAATTACTTGAGTCATGTTGTTCTAGCCTCCATTTCTATTTATAATGTTAGCACTATGTAGTTCTGTATGTCAATAGTGCTATTGTGCTTTAGTTCTATAGTTCAATAGTGCTAGAAAAAACATTTAAAATGTGCTACTAACCCCGACATATCAACGCCCTATTGCACTACATAGTGCGGTAGTCTTATAGTGCGGTAGTCTTATAGTGCAGTAGTTCTAGCACATCTTAGTGCTGTAGTGCTAGATAATAAAAACATTGACGCATGGATAATGAGGCGTTACAATAGCGTTGTATTAAAAAGGCCTAGCATTCCTGCCAGACCTAAAATTGAGAATATAAGAAAACACCCACTGATTGGAGTCAGTGCGTGCCAACACAAGTTTATAAGATTACTTGTAGTATAACATGGCCGGTGTGATTTTTAAAGCCCTAGGGGACAAGCTGGGGTCTAAATATTAAGGGGACACGTTTACCGGTGCGACTTCAATAAGAACCGGTTATATCACAGAAGGCTTTAGACAATCAAGCTGGTGATGAATGGTGAGGGCGACCATTAACGGCCCGGGTGGTAAAACGATGCTTTGGCATGGTGACTACTAGTAGCTGATAGCCGAACAAAACTAAATACGTGCTATCAGCGTCCATTAGGGCGTTTTTTAATGGACTGAACTGAAAATGTAGGTTGATACTGGTGGTTGGTAGCAATACCGCAACTGATTGTCCAAGCGATGCCCGAACGACCGAGCGTTACAACAGGTGAGTTGCACTCTAGCTAGATAGTCATTTTAAACTTGACCGTCTGACTAGGGTACAACTCTGCACTCAACCACTTCACTCCCTCGCATTACAGCAGGGGTAACCCAATAAGTCAATAAACTAATTTAAAGAGGGAACATATTTATGAAGCTTAAACCAGCTATTATAACCAATAGAAATTACTATTTTTATAATCATTCAGATTCTTGTGATGTTACTTTACGTGTAGTGGACGATGATGATAATACTTTATTTAATCTTTACGAAGAGATAGGTACCCCTGAATACTCTGAATGTTACATCACTAAATATGGTGATACTGCTTCTTTGAAGTTGATAAATTGTAAGTTAATTGCTGTTCCTTTTGATGTTAAAAGTCAAAGCACTGGCAAGATTTATAATTATTTATCTGAGTATGCAACAACTGATAAACCGGATATAGAGTGGGTTTTGTCTTCATTAGGAAGAGAAATCATTACTAATTTTGATGAAAAGTTTAAAGAATAGTAAAATCACAAGCCATCTAACTAGGACAGTTTAAGCCAATTTCACAAACTCAAAACGTGATAAAAACAGGCTTTAAATAATCTAGTCTGAATCAGCCTAATTTCACAAACTCAGCTAAATGGGCTAAATCAAACATTAAGTTGCTTATAAAGGCTGGTATAACAGGTCTAAATAGACTTCACAAAGTTTAGCTTTTACTAATTGACATTATGTAAACTAAAAGTATTATCTTTACAATTTTGATATATTGCTTTATCCTAACTATGAAATGTGTTTTCTTTTTATATTATTCTTCCAGTTTTGGGTTGGGATAAAATTACACCTTTCATGTTGGAATAACATGGTAAGTTATTTCTTTTAGAAAGTATTTTTCTAATCCATAATAAAAGGGCCTTAGGAGTGTGTGTATTCCTAAGACCCTTTGTTGTTATCTTTTAGAAATGAAACGTTCTAAAAGAAATAACAATAAATTGTATTCGAACTGCAATACAATTAAAAAACATTGTTCTTGAAATGTGTTATTCATTTTACATATCCTCCCCAAGCTCGAAAGGATATTATAGCGGTTATCAGTTCTTGGGATTCGAGCAATCAAATTTCCTTTTTTACTCTGACATACTAAAAATTGTCGAATTCTAAAACAGCGAACTAATATTTGATAGTTTACTATTAAATATTCAAAACGTAAATACTATTGTGTTTTGAGTTCGGCCGTAAATTAGATGGTTGCGTCTATTTCTGACAATGTTATACTGTGCTTTGTGTTATTGACATGACACACTACTTTCATTTTTAACTGGGTGTAATTGGTCTGAGTTGACGCAGATTAGTTATCTCTAAATTAGCACAATAAAAAGGCCTGTTCTCAATTGGATAGACCTTTTTATTTTATTTTAATGCTATTATAATAATGTGTGTGCTGTTTATTGGGGAAGCGGCTATCTTTTTTAGGGTAGTCGCTTTTTTATTGCAATTTAATGAGAATGAGTTAGAATGAAGTTGTCCTACTTATTAAGGACTCATGATGTTCCGCTTTAAAGTAATGCCTTCTTGGTGAGCACTTACCCGGGTGCCCACTTTTTTATTGTGCATCTTAATAAAAGTGTAACGTTTAATGCTGACTGAGGGTGCTATACTTCGTTTGTACCCCGCAAGTACAAATTCACAGTTCTTCCAATATAATATCCCAAAGTAACAATAAAAAGGCCTATCCAATTAAGGGTAGACCTTTTTACTTTATTCAGCTTTGTCTTCGTCTACTTTAATGTCGGCACTAGACTCGGTCACATTAGAGACAGCCGCACTAGTTGGCGCTTTATCAGCTTGTCTAGTTGAGTCGACCTCATTGGTGGCTTGTTCTAAGGTGCCTGTTGCGTCCTGTGAGACGGTTACCGTTTGTACGTCTGTAATTACCCCTAGCATACCTAGGATGGTGAGAATAGTGTTAATTACGGCCACAATACTAGTCCAGTCGCCGGTTAACTTGATGCCAAACACAGCTAGAACTTGCTGAATCAGCACAATCACCAGCGAAATGATACCTGCTATCAGCTTACCGTTTAAACTTCCATCTGCATTCTTAATACTAAACTTTTTCATAGTGTCCTCCTATAAAAACTTTTCTACTATATAAACTAACAACGTGACAGCTACACCGCTAACTAGGACGCCAATTACCCAATTTTGAATCTGTGTAACCCGTCCTAGTTCGTGCTCAACCTCGATTGACTTAGCTAGGGCTTTATCAGCCTTGCTATCAATATCGTCAACCTGATTGAGTTTATCCTCAATGTCTTCTACCTTAGCTTTCGTGGCGGCCACATCCTTTTGAATATCTATTAGCATTTTAGTCGTGTCATTAATATCACCCTGTGCCATTAGTAGGTCACCCGTTTCCCGTAGTCATGACCATTGGTGACACCTAGCTTGATAAAGCCATATAGGCCATTTGAACGGGTGTAACGTGCCCA